TTTGGAATTGCATTAGTAGAAACTGTTTTATCAAGAACAGTACCAAGTCTATTATTAAGGAAAGATCTGATTGCTAACTGAGTTGAAATTCTGGTGTTCTTAGCACCACCAGTTTCATTGTCTCCAAGACCAACATCAGTGGAGAACTCTTCGATAACAGCACCACCAGATAGGGACAGTCGGATAGAATCAAGTGTACCAATCGTAACGGTGTTGTTAAAGATGATGTTACCAGTTCTGTTGAATGCAGTAATTGCATCACCAACCTTAAAGTCACCCAGTTCGTTAGTACCTGAGGAGTAGACTCGTCCACCAAGTTCAGAAACCTGTTCGGTAGTCGTATCAGTCTGTCCACCGTTTTCAGGTAAAGCGTTATAATCAATACCAGAACCAGAATATTCCCAGGTATGTGCAGAAGAGTTGACGATAGAAGGTCTGTGGAAGTGTAATCTATAAGTTTCTGGTAGGTTAGCAATATTGAGGATTTGGTTTCCAGTTGTAGTAGAATCAACCTTAAACTCAACGGTCCAATATGTTGTAATACCTGCAACAACAGTTACACCAATTCCAGTGACTGGAGTTGGACTATGGTCAGAGATAGTATTACCGGCAACATCAAATGGTCTTCTAAGTCCACTGGATAGTTCCAGGCCAACCAGAAGTTCTCTACTACTTTGATCATAAGTTACAGCATAACCGATCGCAGTTCCTGAAGGAACAGTTTGTTGAACAAGTCTGCCAGACTGGAATATTGCAGTAGAACCAATACCTGCAAGAGTAATTCTTTGATAGGAGTTATGTGCGTCGGTAACATCAGTTGCAAAGAAGTCTTGAGATGCCTTGGTTAAGGTATGAATACCACCTCCACCAGTGCTCTGTAGATCTACTAGAAGTTGAAGTGAATCATCTTCATATAGTTGAATAGTATTCGCATCAATATAACCAATATAGTACTGGTTATCGTTAACCAGTCCTTGAATAATTCTATTTGGAATTACTTGCTCATCACCGTTATAGACAACAGCGTCACCATTTGTGAATCCGTGGTTGGTAATTGTGAGAGTTTCTGCAACGGTGTTGACTGCAGTTGTTGCATTAAAGTCTTTTGAAGTAGCTGTTGGTTTGAATAGGTTAGTTCTATCAACTAAAGAATCGTCAAAGAATCTTAGGATATAGTTATCAATGTCAGAACGTCCATAACCGACCGCCTTAAGGGTCTGTAGACCGCCTGAAGTACCAGTTGCAGCAACTCTACCTCTATCAAACCTAAACGAGTTTCTAGAGAATCCTGTCGCCCTTAGAGAGTAGAAACCAAAGTTAGTTGCAGAGTTGGTAATGGATAGATAACCACCAGACTGTGCAAGTGAACCATATCTACAGAAGATTTGGAAACAGGAAACAACCTGAGAATAACCATCGTTGATAACACGCCAACCAATACCACCGAAGGAAACCATGGTAAATGCCGCAGCAACCATCGACTTACCTTGTTCAGGTTGTATGTTGTCTGCGTTAAGTTCGACCTCTTCTTTGATAATTGGAGTGTTTGGTGACTGTACCTTAGCACCGTCAACCAGAATACCGTTACCTCCAAGGAACGAAAGAATAGAACAGTTCTGAATATAAGGAGATCTACTAATAATTGGTTTATCTAGTTTGGTTGCATATCCAAGTCTAGAAACTGATGTATCCGCTGGATCGTCAAATGCAACTGCGAAATTCCAAGTAGATTGTGGAATACCTGCAGAGTCAATTGCATCCTTCATCGCAAAACCAGTCAGGTACATACCGTTTCTTACACGGAAGAGGTCCTTACCTTGGTTTAGAGGTCTGATGATAGTATTTCTGAGGTTATCACCAACAACTGCAATATCATCATAGAGAATAATTGGGTTGTCTTCTACGTAGTTACCCGCCTCAACGAAGATACAAACTGGTTGTGATTGAGTCTGTGGAAGGGTTTCTGCAGGAACAGAACCGATTCCACTGACGGCAGTGGTAACAATACCAACATAGTTGTAGATAGAAGATCTTACATCAGCACAATCTGCAACACCGAAGTTAATTGAGGTTGGAATACCCGCCAGTGATCCACTAAGTACAGCAGTTGTCAGAATACCGACTAAGTTATCAATTGTTGCTTGGGTGTTTGCACAAACCAGATCGCCCTTATTAGTTCCAATACCAGCATCAAATGGTCTGGTAAAGTCTTGGAAGTTTAACTGGTTAGTAATTGCCTTTTTAGCATAGTAGGCAAGACTTGTAAATGCATAACCAGAAATCGATTCTTCCGCAACCAATCCATCAGTCTTAGGATTACCAGCACCATCAAAGTAGAACTTGGTTGCACGTTGAATATGTTGGTTACTACCAAACGATACATCCATTGTGACTGCATCAATGATATATCCAAGGTCTCTTGCACACTTTCTACCACCCGTGACCATGGTAGTTGCAATACCTACGTTTGCACGTACATTGTTTTGATAATCAACTACAAAATAACCATAGTTTGGTACGGTAGAAATACCAGATGTAGAACCTGCTGCGACGGTTGTAGTAACAATACCAGTCAGTGTGGTGATTGTAGATCTTACGTTAGCGCAGTTAGATGCACCATTATTATTTCCTGTAAGAGGATCATTTGGTGCAGTTAGATCTGTTACTGCAAGTAGGTTACAAACTGCAGAGGACATACCAACTGCGGCTTCTGTAAATGCAAATACTGATTCAGTTTCTTCATTAAGTAATCCATTTGTTGTTGGGTTTCCATTCGCATCGAAATAGAATCCCATGAATCTTCTTGCGTATTCATTACTACCGCAGAAGACATCGGTTGAAATCGCATCAACAAAGTATCCGAGGTCTCTCTTACACTTAACTTCTGTAGAAGAAATACCAGGATATGTTGCAACAGTTGCTGCCCATGCATAATCAATGATTTCTTGTCTGTTCTTCTGAATTAGACGATATGCAGTATAGAATCTAGATCTATCAGTTACAGGACCGTCATCACCTGGGAAGTAGAATGAAGGAACATCGGTAACGCCAATTGCGACGGATGCAAGTGACTTATCAATAATTTCTTGTCTGTTTCCACTGAGAAGAATTCTTGCGCTCTTATTTCTATTGAAATAGTTTGCATTATTATTTTCTGGATCTTGAGTGATCGTAAAGTCAAAAGTCTGTTGAGTTACAGAAGGATCACTGTAGAATGTTGGTGGAGTTTGGTTATTGACAACATACTGAGTGATATATCTCAGATATTCAAAAGCATATAGTGCAGGTTCGGTAGTAGTTGAGAAAGTAGTAGTACCAAATCCAACTGCCTGCTCTCTAATTTTATCATTACCACCAAATCTAATATTGTAGATTAGATCATCCAATGTATCGCCAACATATGTCTTCCAAATAGACTGATTATAATCTGGGAAGATGGTTGCAATACCAATATTTTCATAGTTAAATTCAACTTTACCAATAACTTCATCAACGATAAAGTCTTTGTTGTTTTCCATCAAATCACCAGCATCCAGATATCTCTGACCTGGAATTACAAATGAATCGAAAGATGCTAACTGTGCAGCTCTCTTAATTGTCTTAGTTGGGAGAGTCTTACCGTCATTGGTGTCACTACCGTTAACTGCTGATACATAGTACCTGTTTTCATAGAGACCTTGACCACCAGTGTTAAATCCGATAGTGTTATCTTCTTGTAGAGAAAGAACCTGACCAACCTTACCAAGTCTTGCAGGTAGAGTTAACGTGTAGTCCGTTGCAACACCAGAGTTAGATGTTCTGAGGGTTACACTTCTGGATAAATTAGTTGTTGAGTTGATACCAGATAATGTCAGACTTGACATGATACCAGCATTCGCTACAAAGGTGCTGACACCAACTATATCAGTAGAATCACCATCAATAGTAATGCCAGTAGTTCCGATACCAATCTTGACCTCTCCACTGACTCTCATATCGCCAGTCATGTGGAATGTAGTCTGTCCTACACCATTGAAGGTAGCGGATCCGAAGGTAGAAACACCAGTGTTCTTTTGATCAACGACTAGAGCCTTTTCGGTTACCGTTAGAATTCCAATAACTCCACGTTGGAAGTTAGCAGAATCTGCAATGTTATTACCTTGAATCTGTACATCTGTAAAGACACCAACGTTGGCATAAACACTACTGATCGCTACACTATCAAACGTACCAGTAGTGATGCCAAGATGAGTACCAATACCACTATCAAAGTATAAATTATCTACTCTACCACTTTCAATACCAGCTGTAGTAATAATACCAGAATTAATGTATGCTAAATCTGTTCTGGATGTAGTAACTCCAAGTTCAGTAGTTAAACCAACATTGATGTAGAATGTTTCGCCTTGAATTGCTGTAATAAATCCGACATCTGCATGAATATCTGTGACCGTTATCGTACTGACACCTAAGGCATCACCAATAGCGGTTGCAAATCCCAAAGTATCTACAGTTCCAATACCAGCTTGAAGAGTAGTACTGATAGCAACATTCGCATTTAAATTACCAATATATGCATTTTCAATATGACCCGTGGTCGTAACACCAATCTGAGTGTATGTTTCATAGTTATATGCATTCGTAGCATTCATTACCGTAGCAATGCCTGCATTAATAAATGCATTGTTTAGATATGCATTATCTGCATGTAGATCAGTAACAATACCTGCGTTTATATTCGCAGTATCTACATATGAAGTTTCTACATTCAAGTTAGTAACGATACCTGCATTGATGAATGCATCACCAATCATAGCTGTAGTTACTCCAAGAGTATCAGCAGTACCAATGACTACATTTGCATTTTCAATTTCTAAGGAAGTAATAATTCCAGTATTAATACGTGCAGTATTAAAGTAGGAAGTTGTAATTCCATGCAGTTCATTCTCTGCTACTATATTTTTACCGAGTATTCTACCAAAATTATCATTTCGGATTACAAAAGTTGTTGATATTCCAGAGGTCTCACCGAAGTATACGCCAAGTTCTTCCGTAACTTGGAAAGTACCACTATTGACTGCAAGTTGAGAAACCGTACTTAATCCGACAGATCCTGTTAAAATTTCTAGAACATATGCTTTTCTACCATCAGAGAAAGCACTTGGATTTTCTACTCGATCTCCAATAACAAAGTTAGCGGTGGTAACACCAGTTAAAATATCACTACCAATTCCAATACTACCTGTTTCGTTAAATCTACCAATTCTACTATTCGTTGCAGATGCAGAAAGAGTAACTGAACTTTGACCAATACCTTGTACTGTTGTTGTATCAGCTAAGTGAACAAGTTCACTAACACCATAACCAACGACAATGTTAGAAGTATCGATGCCAATGATTGTATTTGAGTTTGCTGTTGGGTAGTAACCAAAAGTTGTTACTAGACCACCAGTTCTCTCAATCATCTTAGAGAAGAATATTGTAGTACCTTCGATTCTAGAAATCTCTGCACTACCCGTTCCTTCTTTGATGGTATAAAGTGGATCTGGATCTTGAGCCAACTGGACCACATCACCAGGATAAATTCCAAGAGTATTAACTCCCGTCATTCTATCCGCAAGATAATCTGCTCTATTACCAGATCTGATTCTAAATCTATCACCAGTTACATTCAAACTAGTAGCGGTGATAATACCAGGTTCAGTTACAGTAACATTATTGTAAATACTTAATCCTGCACCGACGTGAGATTTCAGTGCTTTTGCATATACTTCTGGAGCATAGAAAGATCCGAGTCCATCTAGTTGGACAATATATTCTCCTACACCAACTTCAGACCCGAAAGTCGCTCCACCAGCAACTTGAACTCCATGTCCACCAACAATGTATACATCATCATTGAACGTTGAAATACCGTTCATATAGGAAGGAGAGTTTACTCTCAATCCTCCATTTAAAGTAGATTGTCCAGTAACATCCAAGGTGCCTTGCATAAAGGCTTCACTACTTATAGTTCCAGTAGTTGCAGTGAATGCATTTGAAATTGTGAAGAATGTAGAAAATCCACTATTTACATAAAGTACATTTAATCCAGCAGCGCCACCAGCAAGTGTTGTAAATCCAGTAATTGAACCTAGAATTTCTGCACTTTGGTCTACTTCTAAACTACCAAAAGATCTAAGAACTCCACTCGCATTTACATCACCAGAAGCTGTTACTTGATTTACATCTATAAGATCAGCTCTAATTTCACCATCTTGACGTATTGTTGAAAGACCTACAAATAGATCTCCGTTACTAATCGTGGTTGCACCACCAATTGTTATACCTGTACCAAATCCTGCACCTGCACCAACCGATAAACCTGCACCAACATCCAGATTACCGCTAATATAACTATCTCCCGTGACGGTCAAAAATCCTACAAAACCGCCTGGTCCATCAAAAGATGCACCTTGTTGAGATTTAATATAAGTAAATTCTGCAAGACCTCCAGTTGGTCTATCAACAAAAACATCAAGATTGACTACTCCAGGTCTAGCAACTTGGTAGTCAATAATATTTCTAAACTCCATCTCAGCATCAGTGCTGAGAATGGCGTTATTGCTAATTCTAACAGCACCACTCAATCCATTGGGATTTATCTCTGTAACTTTAGTTCCTGCAGGAAGATTAGATGTTCCGTTATCTAAATCGATAACAGTCATTCCTGTAACTATCAATGTTACACCACTCTCTGAGAGAGTAACACCAGTAATAATATCACTTCCAGCCTGAGTAGTACCCAGATCGTCGGTCAAACCATTTGTTTGATTTAATAAATCCGTAGTTAAAAATAGAGTTCCTATGCCAATCGTCTGAACAAAGTGATCAGCTACATTTTCTCCACCAGACTTAACTCTTACTACGTATCCAATACCAGCACCATCAGTGCTAATTCCCCTAATTTCACCAGGAGCAGAGGCTCTACCAGCAAAATATCCAGTAGTAGTATAAGCGTAACCAGTATTAAGTGATTCTTGTAGAGTTATGGTAGTACTACCAATAGATGAAACAAAACCCGAAGTTCCAGCAGCACCAACAGTTACACCTATCCCAGGATCTGGGTGATTTAAAGCTTTAATTGCTACCCTATCACCTAATTTAACACCATCTGTAGTAACACCAGTGATTGTGCGGGTAAATGGATCATAATCAACGTAACCACTTGTTACTATTGTTGGGTCTATAGTTGCAGTTAGATTTCCATCTAATCTTGTTGGACCTACAACGAATAATCCAGAAGCAACTCCAGAAGTACCTATACCGATTGCAGTTTTATTTTGCAGTTCTTGCGTGGTATAGGTTCCAACTAGAGGAAATCCACCTTGAGCATATCCATCATGTACAACCGCTACGTTATTAGTGGTATCAATTGTAAGCTCTCCAACCGCACCCGTAAAGACAGCGTGTTCGGCCGCTGTACCCCTTCTAAGTTGTACCTGTTTGGTCATAGTACGACGCGCTCTTCAACTACTACTTTCTCTGATATATTTAGTATCTTAAATTATGGACACAAATACTCTTGGTGGTTCATAGTTGCGTTTCTGAGTACCTCCACCTGAAGCGCCACCACCTGCAAGACCACCTAATCCACCTGGACCTTGAGCTGCCTCTCCATTAGGATCGTACTTACCAAGATAAATTGTACCAACACCAATATAAGGTGTACGTGCATATGCCTCAAGTCCAGATGCGAGACCAAATAGGCCTCCTGTTCCTTCATAAGGTCTGGCGATAGATTCATTTCCAGATCCAATGATATTAATTGTGCCGCCACCATTGAAGTTCGGTATAAATCGAACATCGGGGAAGAGAAGTTCTCCATAAAGTCTGAAGAGAACTGTTTCTGACTCAACAGAAACTCTAAATTCTTGTTTTGTAGAAGCAATTCCACTAACATATACAGTTCCGATACCCGCATATGGGTAATCAGATTCCAGTGCGGTATTTGCATCACCATAAACGTCATAAAGAATTGTTCCTTCATTTGGATCATATCTAAATCTTTCAGCTGCTCCGTTAAGTGTAGAGAATGTACCAGAACCATCATATCCTGTTCTGGAGAACGACTCGGCACCAATTCCAGAAATAGTGAATAGTCCAGTTCCTTCTTTTGCAAACGAAAGAAGTACTTTTGTTTCTCCTTGAGAAGTAAGTGTAAGGGAACCAGAACCATTGTATACAAATAGATCTTCTTCTGCTGTTGAAGCTGCATCCGAGAATTGCAGTAAAGCAGTTGACGTAATCTGTTGGGTATTTCTAGTAAAGGAATTATTAGATTCATCCTGTCCATCACAAGTAATATCAACCGAATCGCAACCAGGATCTCTCTTACCAATCTTAAATAATCCACCACCACTGACATGTGGAATGAATCTATCAACACATGCTCCAGATAGTGATATAACTCCACCATCACTTTGTTCGGCGAAGGTAAGATTTTCAGCAGGAGTGTCACCACTAACAAAGATGGTTCCAATGCCAATAACAGGAGCCCTGCTGTAAGATTCTGTAGCAGCGCCATCTACCTCGAATAGAATGACATTTTGTCCTGGTCTTGCGCCGACAGACTCGACAAGACCATCGAAGGCAAATAGTGAACCACTTCCTTCATATGCAGATACAAACTTAATATCAGATGCAGCACTAGAAACTGTATAAGTTCCAGATCCAACATAATCAAAGGTTACTTTCTCTACAGTATCTGCAGTTTGAGTGGAGATTGTAATGATACCAGAGGTTCCTGGATCACGTAGATCACCGTAATAACCATAAACTTGAATCTCTCTACAAGAACCAACACCAGAAATATCAAAGAGAGCTGTAGTTACATCATCATCGACTTGATTGACGTATGCCTCAGATCCAATACCCGTGAGACTAATTGTACCACCACCAGAGTATGGTAGTAGTGCTCTCGTAATCGTAAGTTCTTTATCGTCATTAAGACGGAAAGTACCAATACCTGGACTTCCAGGTCCACCAATACCACCCGCACCACGGGGGTAAATTGGCATGTAATATCTACCGCCAACTGGATTGCCAACAATATCAAATCCGAACGGACCAATAGCAAATTTAATACCAGTGGTTCCAACACCAATATTCTGATCAATACCATAGTGTGGTGTATAATCAATATCTGGGTGATTAAGTTCACCACGGACAGTAATTATACCCGAAGTGCCAGGATCTCTATCATCACCATAATAACCATATACACCAACTTCTCTACAAGAAGCAACACCAGAAATTGTTGTAATTCCTGTACCTTCGTAGAAATTAGCTACAAAGACTACACTTTCACCAGTAATGGAAATAATTCCAGGATCACCAACTTCACGAGCAGTAAACTTCTCGTCAGTACCAACTCCAGAAACTACAATATTGACAGTTTCTTCTGGAGTCTGAGCTGATAACCTTTCCCGACCAGTTCCAGTAAAATCATATAAGATAGTACCAACTGGAGGATCCCAGGTGATAGATTCTGCAGCACCTATCGCAGTGAATAGTGTTCCAAGACCAACATGACTGAAGGTTCTGGTTGGATTTTCAATCTCACCGCTGATCTGGATGCCAGTGGTCCCGATACCGATATTCTTATCAATACCATAATGAGGCGTGTAATCAACGTCTGGGTGAACCAGAGGCGTGCCAGAGATAGTGATGGCACCTGAAGTACCAGCACCAGTAATAATGTAAGTATAAAGTAGTCTAGTATCGCCTTCGGTAGTCTGGTCAAACAGAATTGAACCGAATGGATTTGTATTGAGGTAATTCTCAAGAATGAGTCCCCAATTTTCAGGCCTCTGATTTGGAGTAGTAGTAATACTCTCCCAATCAAGAGCACCTGCAGGATCGGTAATATATCCCCAATCTTCTTCAGTGAATCCAAAAGATTCAAGATTATAATTATGAGTTCTACTTTCTAGTTTCTCTCCTGAGAAACCAACCAATATACTATTCTCGTAATCAGCAATAAACTTGACACTAGCTGCTGATGCCGAATTAATTATTATTTGACCCGAAGTTCCTGGATCACGGTCATCACCATAATAACCATAGTTCCACTCAACCTTAGTGGCTCCCGCACCACCAGTGGAGAATAATTGAGTATCTTCTGGAGGATTAACTACAAACTTCTCGACAGAAGAACCTGTAATGCTGAATAACTGTTCGTTCTCCGCTGGATCAAAGGTTACCTTTACATCTGTAGCCCCGACCGACGTATCGAATCGAAGAGTACCAGAAGAATCCGTTGATCGGATAAGTCTTATACCACCATCTTCTCTTATCTCGAAGAGTTGACCAGTACCGACCCAAACCTTGACAAGTTTCTTGAGTACTTCTCCAGCAAGAATAATGTAGAGATCGAGTGGAGGAGTATAATCTTTAGTAGTCTTAGCCTCTCCAGTAATTCCTTCTACTGTTAGACCTCCACCTGGATATTGATCTACAGTTTCCCAAATAAATCCATAGTTCAAATATGGAAGATCTGGTACATTATTTGGACTGTTATATGAAATATCTGAAGTTAAAGTAGAAGAATCATATGTCGGAACAGTCTCGTCCGAAGTTGCTGGATTGTCTAGTAAGTTTCCACTAGCATCCAGTGGATAATATAAATCTGTACTATAATCTGGTTGAGTCTGAACAGGAAGTCCTTCCCCAAAATCTAAATTATCGTCAATATAAGTATTCGCAATTGATCCATAATCTTCCGCTATGAACGGAAAATCTGCCTGTTGTAGATTATACTTAAAAACCTGAGGCATCAGTGCGACCTAAAATATAGTTTAGAGATCACAAAGGAGGGGATCGCTTCATAATAAGCAACCCCCTCACAATTCAAAAGTATTAAATTAAAAAAGAATCAGTCAAGAGCAACGTTCAGGGTGATCTTAATTTGGTCACCGTTGTTCTGAATGGTGTATGGACCATTTGTGAATCTTTCTGCATACATGATGCTGGAATAGAGAGTCGCAGTACCGACACCAGCGTTATTATTTTCGATTGGATTCATTGCAGGTGTGGTTGTGAACTGGTCATTGTTCTCAACCTTAAATACGGTATAAGTTCCAGAAGCAAGAGTTGTATTTGCAGCACCAGCAGCGATGTAGATAATATCACCAGCGACAAGACCGTGATTGGTAATTGTTACTCTACCGAAACTAAAGGTAACATCTGGGTCAGTTTCTAACTGGATGTTATCGACTAGTGGTTTGTCGAGATAGACTACCTTAAGTGCCCTATCAACACCTATAACCTTTGTATCAGCAGCAATACCCGAGTTACCACCGACGTGCATTCCTAAAGTAATATTATCTACACTCTGGTTGGGGTCGATTGTAATGTAGGAGTTGCCGATAACACCAATTACTGGATCAGAGTTATTACCCAAAGTGACTGTGGTTCCAACACCAACTGAAGCACCATGTACAACACCTTGTACGTTAGTTGGCATGTTGTTAGCGCGAGTAACGTAGTAGCCGTATACGTCACCAGCAGCTCCACTGAAAGTGAAAGTCTGTTCTGGATAAGTTGCAGTAGTGCCAGAACCTACTTGATTAATTGTCCAACGTGAACCGTTAAGAAGGATACCCGTCTGTTGAGTATAAGCCTGATCAGTTCTATTGTTTACACAATATGGATAACCAGTGGTGGGTGCATAACCGTATGAGTTGGTGTTACCTACACCGTATGGTTCGTAATAAGCAGTTGACGAAGGTACGTCAGACTCTGCTGGGGTGGTGTTCGATGTGAACAGTTTAAGAACAAGGTTTCTTGGGGACTGATCACCAAGAGTAGGAACGTGGTTGTTATTTGCAACCAAGTACCTTAGTGATTCAAGTTCTCCAATATTGGGGACTAATAGTGCCATTTAAAACAACTCCCTTCTTGGCTACAGATGAAATAACTATTGTTATTTATAAATTTAATTTCAAAGAGATTAGGAATCTCCTAATGTTATTGACCGAAATGACTTCAAATTGTAGAATGTCACCCGATGTAATTATTTTATCCCAATTATTTAGGGTATCATCTCTGACAATTTGGCCATTACTTAGACTTACATATTGATCATTAGTTATGGTCTGAAAAGTTGGAAAAGAACTGTAAGATGCTTTTTTTATCTCTACAGAAACACTTCCAGGTTGATCTGCCATTATTTGAACATGTTCAATACTACCAGTAACATCCAAAGCTAGTGATCCCTTGACTCCAATATTCATATCTGCGGAACCAGAATCAACAATAAAATTGACAGTTCTAGTTAGATCAGCAGTATATTGTAGGGCTACAATGAATATATCGTCAGTAGATAATGGCGCTACTGTAAACTGTATATTACTTTCAGAAACATTATAGTCCTCAACTGGTTCTAGGACCAGATTATTTTTAACTACCAATATTTGTTGATCGTTTATTGGTGTATAAACATTATTTTGGTGAGTTAAATTAAATATAGTTTTAGATCCATTGAACTGTGAGTTCAGATGATCCAGAATCAGATTGGAATTCTGAAGAGATTTTGATGGTATCTCGTAATTGACACCAACGTCATATTCTGGACTTTGATCTACTGATACTACGTATTCTGCCATCAGACAACACCTGGGGTTACTAGAACATTACCTTGAACAGCTCTTGTTCTGTAATCGTTCGTGGACACCAAAATTAAATCATAAACATAACGACCACCTTCAATTGCACTTGAGGCAGTGTATCCCATAGAAACTTTTACCTTTCCCTTCAAACGATCTGGAAAAGATACTGTCAGTGGATATGCAGTCGTT